CACCCCACGGGCGAGCCGGATTTCTCCAGCTCGCCCGCTTCTGCCTGCGGTGGGGGTGTCGGGGGGTGCAGTGTCCGCAGGCAAGGGGATGGGGTTGCGTCATGCGTTCCGTGTACGAGGAAAGAGTTGCCGAAGCGCGGCTAATCGAACGGCAAATTCGGCAGGGGGCTGACAAAATTGTCAGCAGAAAATTCGGAAGGGTCGCCAAGTTCTTATGGCCGCTCAAAACTGCTGCGCACCTAGCGTCTGTTGCTCGCGTCAATGAGAGAACTGCTGCCAGATGGCTCAGTGGTGAGTTCGAGCCGCCGTACTGCGTAGTCGAAGCAACGATGCACGAGATATTCGGCGATGGATGATCAATTATCACTCCTCGACTATCCCAACTGGCCCGGCTTCCGAGCGCGGGACACATCGAAAGCCGCGGCCGATGCTGTGCAGCCGAAAGCCGCCAATCTCCGCGAGCGCGCGCTATTTGAAATACGCATCATGCGCGGCACCGGAATGACGGCCGATGAGGTAGCGGCGGCTCTCAAGCAGGACATTCTCACCATCCGCCCGCGTGTCGCTGAACTCGCCCGCATGTCTCTCATCAAAGACAGCGGCCAGCGGCGTCAGAACAAGTCCGGCAAGTCGGCAATCGTTTGGGTTCGGTCCGAATGAGAGTTTAGTCGTGTAGTCAAACCCTGGGAGGGGAAATGCCTGAGATTGCTGTTGCCGATCTTCGGACGGCAGAGGACTTCCGACGCCATGCAAAAGCCTTGCGCGAGCGGCGCAAGATGCGGGCGCCAGAGTCAGCACCGGCCGCGCCGCTTAATGCGTGGAGCTTGAACTATTACAATCAGGCGGGGCTGCGCAGGTCCGCAGCGGAGCTAATCTACCAAGTTGCCAGCGTGGTACGCGCTACCGGCCTCGCGATAGAACTCAGGCCGTCAATCAGACAAATTCAACGCGAATGCGCAAGCGGTTATGGCGTTGGCTTTGATGAACTGACATCGCGGCGACGCGATATGCCGATCGTTCAGGCTCGGCAGGTCGCCATGCTTCTTTCTAAATTGCTCCGCAACGACAGTCTGCCGGAAATAGGGCGGCGATTCGGCGGCCGTGATCATACCACGGTGTTGCACGCGTGTCGCAAATTGGAGTGGTTGGGGGCGGAGCTTGGAAGTCTTTTGCGGCGGTCTGACCCGCTTGAGCGATGGGTGAGCATGTGTGTCGAGCTGTACCCGTTCTCTATGTATCGCGCGCGCCGGAAGGATACGGCGGGCAGATTTTCGTCAGTGCGAGGTGATGACGGAACTTTCGTGGCATGACGGGGCATACGATGAGCCGAGAAGTAAAATGGAAAAGTGAGGAAAGTAGCGCGGCGCTGGAAATGTGGCGGCGGGGCGTTCCAGGTCCGGTGATAGCGAAACGCTTAGGGCGCTCGGAAAATTCGGTTGCGGGCCGGATGCGTCGTTTGCGGCGCCGGGGCATACAGATGCCGACGCCAGGGAGCGGTAGCTATCGCCCTATCGTGCAAAAGGACTTGGCGCCCTCTGAGGTCCTAGAGGAGCGCAATCGGCGAATGAACCTTCCCGACACTATGGGCAGCCTTCTTTGCGGCGATCCGAAGCCAGGCAGTGGCCAATCCGCACTAGAGCAGATGCGCAGATGACGTGGCGGATAAAGAACTGGCATAAATTCCAGCACTTTAAGGACCGGCGTCCGCCGTGGATCAAGCTGTATCGGGATATTTTGGATGATCCCGATTGGCACGATCTGGATGGCGATGATGCAAAACATCTTACCATGATTTGGGTGATAGCCAGTGAGGACACGGGTGCGCTTCCGGACATTCGCAAACTCTCTTTCCGCCTCCGCATGACAGAAACCAAGACAGAACAGCTGCTTATCAGGCTTTCTCATTGGCTGTATCAGGACGATATCAATGCGATATCGCCGCGATATCATGATGATGCACCAGAGAGAGAGAGAGAGACAGAGGTAGAGAAAGAGAAAGAATCTCGCTCAAACGAGTTTGAGCGATTTTGGGAAAGCTATCCACGGAAGGTAGGAAAGAAGGTGGCCGAGAAGGCGCTAGCGAAGGCGCTGAGGGAAACCTCGATCGACACGATTATCGAAGCGGTCGCTCGCCAAGCCCCTTTGTGGACGGAACCGAAGTTCATTCCGCATCCGGCGACTTGGCTCAATGCTGGCCGCTGGGCGGACGAAGGGCCTGAACTCACGCCGCGAGTGGTAGTAAGCGATGAGGAATTTGCGCGGTTGCGTGCTCGTCACGACGAAAAAATGAGGCAATCCCTATGAGGATGGAAATGGCGAAGCGCCGCAGACAACCACCATACGGGCGTGACGCGTACCGCCGGATAGCGGAGGATTTGCCGGGGCGGAAAAATGTAATTTTGGATGAAATAGACAATCCCGGCGAAGTCATAAGCGGGGAATATGTCAATGCTGGCGGCAAGATCGCCGCCTTGCGCCTGCTAGATTATGATATTCTCGGGAGCCACAAAAACCGCGGCTATATTACTCTCACCGAGCATGATGCTGGGCGTCGCTGGCAAGAGTATTGGCATCGTACTGGTATTGGTGCTCTGCAGGCTATGGACCCTACCAAAGAACCTGTTGACGGGCATGGGGCTACTAGAGCGGACATTACCGATGGCCGAATGGACGCGTACAGAGAAATAGAGAAGGCCAGGGCAGAGCTTGGCGAAGAAGGGAATATGCTAATCCGCAGCACTCTTGCAGATGGGCTGACGCTCAAGCAAGTCGCCTACCTGCAAGGCGATATGCGCGAGGCGCGGCTGAAATATCTCGGGGGTCGGCTGCGGGAATGCCTGCAGACTTTGGCAAAGTTGTGGGGGATGGCATGAGCTTTCAGGTTAAATTCAGAGTGCCCGAAAAACTGCTCCGCGAAATAGAAAAACGAGCAAAGGAAGCCGATATTTCTCGCAATTCGCAAATACTGGCCATGATCACGCGCGGAATGCAGGTGGAATCGCTGGAGGGCGCAGTGAAGGAAGCTATAGCCAAGCAACTTGGGGAAATGGGATGACCGGACCGTCAAGGTATCTTGACGGCGGTCTGGCAAATCACTTAGCGCGATTATGCTCGCAGGTGTTGCGAGTGGACTTCCTCCCTTATGGCGACTTGGCGGGCGGCCCCTGTTGGGGCGCCGCCCTTTTCGTTACATCGGCCACAAGCCAAGTGCGGGCCAGATTCACGAAAGCCTCGCGAGCTTCCTCATCGCGGGCTGTCCTCGCCCAGCGCAGACACATGTCGGCATTACGCACGAATAGTTCGGGATCGTCGTCCATCGGGAAATCTCCAAGTTGCAAGCAATGGCGGATTAACGGACGGCAGCACTCAATGGCGCTGCTCAAAATTGATCACCCTGATTCACGAAATGTTACAGACCTCAACATGACGAACCTGATCGCAGTCGGCATCGGCATTATCCTCGTGCTGTGGACAATCGCAGGCTACGATTTCACGTGAAACTCCAGGGAACCTGATTTCCGCTAAGTATCATGCCGCGAAAAGCTAAATCCGTTGTCGATATTCGCTCAATGGCACGTTCTCACACGGAGACGATGCTGCGCGTTCTTGTTGGGATTGCCAATGAGCCAAGCGCTCCGCCGGCTGCGCGGGTGGCGGCGGCACGGGATGTGATTGATCGCGGCCATGGCAAGCCCCTCCAAGACGGCACCTTGGAACACACAGGCGCGCTCATCGTGCGCTGGGAGGAATGAGTGGACGAGTTCCTGAAGTCAGCCATCGACGCGCTGGATAAGCGCATAGTTGAGATGGAAAAGCAGGAATTGCTCAATCCAAATCCTTTAGCACGTCGGTTGGGTATCCCACCCTACGATCCCGAACATCCCGAACGCTTTGAACTGAAGGAATAGCGAATGGCCATGCCGATGTATCCTAGCGGCGCCTATGCGGCACCGATGCGCCGTCCCGGCGTTCCGGGCATTGCCGTCAATTCCGCGCCAGGAACGTCACCCATGCCCGTTCCGGGTGCTCCGCCTGTGCCGGCCGAGGGACCGGCACCACTCGCACCCACGGCCTTCTCTGCCCCGCAGGGAGGCCAGCCGCCGGGCATGGGACAACCTCCAGGCGGGATGCCGGGAGCAACACCATCACCGATGGCCGCGCCGGTGAACCGGATGGCAATGGCGCGAGCGCTGCAGGCTAAGGGGCCGGGCGGGTATTGAGCACCATCACGATCCCGTATTCGCCACGGGACATCTTTCGGCCGTTCCATGCCAGGACGCAGCGTCACGCGATCGTGGTGGCGCATCGGCAGTGCGGGAAATCAGTCGCGACGATCAATGACATGCTGCGGCGGGCGCTGTGCTCAAGCCGCCCGCATTCGCGCTATGCCTACATCGCCCCGCTCCTCGGCCAGGCCAAGGAAGTCATGTGGGATTATCTGCAACGCTACGCCAAGGACGTAGCGGTGGACGTGAACCAGAACGAGCTTCGCGTTAGGCTCGTGAACGGGGCTTCGATCCGCCTGCACGGTGCGGATAACCCTGACCGGCTCCGCGGTGCCTACCTTGACGGCGTGGTGATGGACGAGTTCGCCGACATGCATAGCAATGTGGCGGGCGAGGTCGTGCGGCCGATGCTAGCGAGCCGCGATGGATGGTCGGTCTATATCGGCACGCCGAAGGGCAAAAACGCATTCTGGGAACGACTGCAGGAAGCCAAGGCGCATCCGCAAGAGTGGTACAGCGTCGTCCTACCGGCGAGCGTGACGGGCGCGCCGGGCTTCAAGCCGGGCGAACTTGAAAGCGCTCGCCAGAGCATGACGCCGGAAGAATACGAGCAAGAGTTCGAATGCTCCTTCGAGGCGGCGATCAGGGGTGCTTATTTCGCGTCCGAACTGGCTGACGCTGAGCGAACCGGGCGGATACGCAATCTACCAGTTGATAGCGCTTTGCCGGTCCATACGGCTTGGGATTTAGGTATCGGCGATCCCACTGCTATCTGGGTCTTTCAGGTGGTTAATGGCCTTGTCCATGTAATCGACCACTACGAAAACTCTGGAAAGGCGCTTCCGCACTATGCCGACGAGTTGGCCCGACGACCGTATAGCTATGAGGTCGATTGGTTGCCACACGATGCTCGAATGAGAGACCCTGGAACTGGCCGCACACGCGTTGAAACACTTATCCAGCTGGGCCGAAGACCTCGGATCGTCCCTTTGCATACTAAAATGGACGGAATCAACGCCGCCCGGGTCACACTGCCTCGTTGTGTGTTTGACAGAACTAAATGCGCCCACGGCCTTGAAGCACTAAGGCAGTATAGGGCCGACTACGACACAATGAAAAAGACGTTCCGCGATGAGCCGCGGCACGATTGGACCTCGCATTCAGCCGACGCCTTTCGCTATCTCGCCATGGCTTGGCGCGAAATGACAGGCGAAGAGGACAAGCCAGACCCGATTGCGGAACTACTCAAGCCGAAGTCGATTGAACAGATGATACGTGACACGTTCGACGACGAAGCGGCATGAGGAGCCAAATGGAACACCGGATCAAGACGCTAGAAATCAAGGTGGCGGAACTCAAGCGCGAGGTCGCCAGCCTGAAGGAACAAGCCAACGGCGAGCCCAAAGTGGAAGCGCCATCGGCCGAAATCGCTGAGCACGCCATGAAGCGGCAGACGCGGCAATCGCACGGCCGGCATCGGCACTAAGGACTAAGCCAGACTGACGACTTAGCCCCGCTTCGGCGGGGTTTTTCTTTTGGGGGCTACATGGCCATCACTGTCTTTCTGCTGCTGACGGTCGTCATGCCGCCAGGCGAGCGAGACGTGCATATGCGCATCGAGGAACGCTCGATGACCGAATGCTGGGCCGATGCGGCTGCTTTTGTGTCCCGCGGCGTCCCGGCAGGAATGAAGGACGCGCAGGCGCTCGGCGCCGCGTGTTTCAGCAACGCACCGCAGAGTTTTGCTTAGAATGGCCACAATTAACGACGCTGTTCCCTCGAACACGGAGCAGCCAGACTCAGCGGCCGAAACCAAAACGCCGGAACAGCTCGCGAAGTATTGGGATGAGCAGCTAGACCTCAGCCATAAGGACCACAAAGACTTTCTCGATAACGGCAAGCGGGTGCTGCGCCGGTACAAGACGGAGAAATCGGACGACACGCGCTCTGGTGGCCGCCATGCCAAGCGCTTCAATGTGCTCTACAGCAACACGGAACTGCTGCTCGCAGCGCTGTACGGCAAGATGGCAACGCCTGATGTTCGCCGCCGTTATACGCAAAGCGACCCGACAAGCGAAGAAGTCGCTGAAATCATCGAGTCGACGCTCGTCTACTGCAACGAAACCTACGGCGACAAGCCGATCGAGGACGCACTAAAGGATTATCTGCTGCCCGGCCGCGGTACGGTGCGGATCGACTATGAGCCGGTGTTGCGCCAGGACCCGGACACCAAGCAGACGTTCATCACTGACCAAATCCTCCGCGAGAGCTATATCTATTGGAAGGATTTTCGCTGCATGCCGGCCCGCACTTGGGCCGACATTGAGAAAAACGGCTGGATCGCATTTCGCCATCGCATGAACCGCGATGAGCTGCTTGCCAATTTCGGCGCGGACGGTAAAGATGTTCCGCTAAATTGGGCGCCAGAGATTGATGACCGCAAAAACACGCCGGACTCCACCAAAAAGGCCGAAGTTTGGGAAATCTGGGATATTGTCACCCGCAAACGCTATTGGATCGTTGAGGCGTACAAGCGCTGCCTCCGATCCGACGACGATCCCTATGGGCTCGAGGGCTTCTTCCCCTGTCCGGAACCAATTAGCTATTACGCCACTACTGACACCGTTGTCCCCGAGCCCGAGTTCTTTGTCTACAAGGACCAAGCTGACGATCTTGACGAGATCATTCAGCGTATTTCGCGACTGACCAAGGCGCTCAAGCGCCGCGGTGTTTACGATCAAAGCATTAAGGAACTGTCGCGGCTCGCGTCGGCAACCGATAACCAATTCCTGCCGGTCGAGAACTACGGCTCGCTAATGCAGAAAGGCGGCCTGCAAGCCGCTTTCCAGGCCGAGGATATATCGGTAACGGCTGGCGTCCTCGTTCAGCTCTACCAGCAGCGCGACGCTTTGCTGCAGTCCATTTGGGAAATCGTCGGCATTGCCGACATCATGCGTGGCGCGTCGGATTCTCAGGAAACACTAGGAGCCCAAAAGCTCAAGTCGCAGTACGGCTCGCAGCGGATGATGCGGCGCCAGCGCTCAATCCAGCGCTGGATACGCGATTTGCACCGCATCAAGGCGGAGATCATCGCCGAGCATTTCCAGCCCGACATTCTGCAGCAGATCACTGGCAAGACTATCACGCCGGAAGTCGTGCAAGTGCTGCGCACCGACAAGCTGCGCTCATACCGCATCGACATCGAGACCGACAGCACGGTGTTCGAGGATCAGCAGCTCGAGCAGCAGTCGCGCGGGCAGATGATCCAGGCGTTAACCGCCTTTATCGAGGGCTGGGGGCCGATCACGGCGCAAGAGCCGGTGATGATGCCGCTGGCGTTCGAGCTGTTGAAGTTCGGGCTGGGCGGCTTCAAGTCGACGCGACCGATTGAGGATGCGATCGACCAGGCTGCGATAGTCATGGAGCAGCGCGCCGCACAAAACCAATATCAACCGTCACCAAGCCCTGAGCAGATACGCTCGCAGACCGAGTTGCAGGCTCGGCAGATGGAGATGCAGATCGAGGAGGGCAAAGCCCAAAATCAAGCCGCGCTCGCCGAACAGGAACTCCATCACAAGTCGGCCTTGGCCGAACTGGATCGGAATCATAAGGCGGCGCTGGCCAATCAGGAAATGCAGTTGGAGCGCGAGAAGCACGCGCAGCAAATGGAGTTCGAGCGCGAAAAGCACGGGCGTGCAATAGAATTGGAGCACGTCAAGCTGGGCCAGCAGCGTGAAATGCATGGGCAAAAACTTGTCCAAGACCGAGAGCTAGAAGAGCAAAAACTAGCCCAGCAGGGCGATATTGCTAATCGCCAGATTGAAGCCAGCAAAAAGCCCACTGTCGCAATTGACGGCTCGGGCGTGAAGGACGCTGTGGGGCCGGCAATTGAACAGGCCATAGCCCCGGCTATGGAGCAATTGGCGCAAGTGTTTGCTGAGGCAATGAAGCAATTAACGGAATCCTTGGCCCAATCCCAGCAGCAGAGCGCCGCTCAATTGGCAGCTCTACTTGGGCAATCCCATAAGCAGCTCGGGGCAGTTCTTTCAGCGCCTCGCCGCCGTATCCCAGTGCGCGACGAAAACGGGCGCATAACCGAGGCTCATGATATGCCGCTGACGGTGCAATAATGGCGACCTATACCAAATACGAAAACTTTGTGCAGGTGCTGTGCAACAAGGAAATCGACGCCTTTGGCACGACCGACGCATGGAAGGTGGTCATCCACACGGATGCGCCTGTTGTGGCGACTGACACGGCCTTGTCCGATCTCACCGAAATCAGCGGCTCAAACGGATACACCACCGGCGGGTCTGATATCACATTCAACTCGACACGATCCGGCGGCACCGTGACGGCAACCGCGACCGACGTGGTGTGGACCGCTTCGGGCGGCAATTTGGGCAACAGCACGACAGGCCGCTATTTCTCGTATTACGACGACACTTCCACGGGCAACTATCTCGCCGCCTATTGGGATTACGCCTCAACGTTTACTGTGGCGTCGGGCGAGACAATGACGCTGGACTTTGGCGCATCGCTCTGGACAATGACGTAATGTCTCATATCCTTGCCTGTCAGCGTCACCCCGTCGCCAAGCTGATGGGGCTGCTGCCTGTCAAATACATCGAAGCGCTGGAGCAAAATCAGCTTATCGCGCATTGCTGCCGGCATCCTGAAAACCATGAGGTTGAGGCGTTCTACTCCTCTGAGAAAGAGAAAGCGCCCGACATCTACATTTTTCATTGTACGTGTGGCCGCAAGCATAGACGCTTTTGCGTCGGCCAGGACGATGTGCGCCCTTTCTGGGAAGTAAGATAACGGCGTCATGCGCATTGATGATTGGATCAAACGCAAGCGGCATTGGGAGGATGATCGCCTAGACCCCAAAACGGGGCTTTGGCTCGCGCCCTGGCGTTTTCGGCTCGCGCGGCCAATTAGTGGCGCGCAGGGGATTAAGTGCATCGCGTTTCTGGCCTCTGCGGCGCTGGTCGGGGCTATGGTAGCGGCTGGCAAGCCGGTGCGCTCGCATCCATTGCGGTCATGGCAGTATGTCGTTCCGGAAAAATATCTCAGCAATTCCGAAATCTGGGAATTGCTGCAGAAACGGGATTTTGTCTTTATTTCAACCGTCGTTTTTTTGACCACGCCGCTCACCACCAACAACACCTATACGTCGGACGCGACCTGGAACAACAGCAACAATTCTGTCGAACTCGTTGCCGGCGGCGGTAGCGGCGCATCGCTGCAGCGCATCGGGACAAGCGGGTTTTGCTCTGGCGGCGGTGGCGGCGAATATGGCGCTACGACCAATTTCAGTTTTGCTACCCCTGGCACGACAACAGCGACATGGCAGACTGGCGCAGGTGGGGCAGGTCTTAGTCCGACCGTAGGTGGCTCGGTTGCCACCACTGGGAACAATGGCGGCGATACTTGGTGGGACGGCACCACGCAGGCGGGAGCTACGCTCGGCGCAATCCATGGTGGCGCGGGGCAGCAGGCGACATCGACATCACCAGCGGGAACGGGCGGTACTGCGGGCACCGGTGGCGTCGGCACCACTCACCATGCCGGCGGCCGCGGCGGCAACGTCGCAACTGGAGTTACATCAGGCGCGACGGGCGGCGGCGGCGCGGGTGGCACGACGGCTGTCGGAGGCAATGGTGTTGACCTCGCCTCGGGTTCCGGCCCCTCAGATGGCGGCGATGGTGGAGCGACAGGCGGCGGCACGCACGGCGCGAAATCTACGACCCTCGGCACGCCTGGCGGCGCTGGCGGCACGGGAACCGCATGGACGCAAACATCGCCATCGGTCACTTCCGGTCCCGGCGGCGGTGGCGGCGGATTTTCTGCCTCAAATAATAGCGCGCAATCAACAGCCGCAGGCGGCAACTATGGCGGTGGCAGCGGCGCTTGTTTTAATGGCGGCTCTGGCGGCGGCGGCAGCACACGAGCGTCAACCGGCAAGGGTGGTGACGGTATCGTTGTTCTAACGTGGACGCCGCCCGCGGCAGTAAAGCAAAGCATAGTCGAACTCTTGCAAGCGACAAAACGCGCAAGCTTTTGGTGAAAAATGGCACTCTATCTAATCGGCAGCGGCCCGATGCAGACCACGGCATCGTTTGCCACGCTTGCGACCGGCACCAGCATTATCACGCTGCTGCAAGTTAAGCCGTCCGCGACGATCACCGCGAAAATCACCGAGTGGGGCATTTCATTCGATGGTTCGGCCGCGGCAACGCCGGGCAAGATCGAGCTGATTGAGACTGACGTGGCGGCTACGGTCACGGCGTCGGTCGCCAACGACATTACAAAACTGGACGGAGACGCCCTCAATGGTGGCGATCCGACCACAAATCTCATTGTGGTCGGCACGACCTCGACCGGCTACAACGCAAGCGGTGAAGGATCAATCACAACCGTTCGTAACCTCGCCGGCCCGCAGCTTATCGCGCCCACAAATCAGTTCATCCAGCAATTCCCACTGGGTCGCGAGCCTGTAATTCAGGTGTCGAAGTTCGCTCGTATCCGCGTGAAGTTCGGCACGGGAGTTAATGCCTACGCCTATATGATCGTACAAGTGTAAGCCTATGGCCAGATATGGCCGGACCTATGTTCGCCCGGTCATCATTGGCCGTGGCATCGCGATCAATAAGCTACTGCCGGCTGATGCAGGCTCGTATGCGCTCACTGGCACGGCGGCGACGCTACGCCATGCTTGGATTATCGCCGGCGGCGCCGGCTCGTATGCGTTAACTGGTACAGCCGCCACTCCGAAACACGCTTGGCGGCTGAGCGCCGCGGCGGGATCGTACACGCTAACGGGTACGGCGGCTTCCACGCTTCATGCGTGGCGGCTAAGTGCAGGCGCCGGCTCATATGCGCTAACCGGCACTAACGCTAACCTAAATTTAGGAAAACGGCTTGCTGCGGGGGGCGGCAGTTACAGCCTAACGGGCACTAATGCGACACCGACGCACGCTTGGCGGCTGAGTGCGGGTGCCGGTAGTTATACGCTTTCGGGCACGGCGGCATCTCTGCTTCATGGCTGGAGTTTAGCCGCCGGTTCAGGTTCGTATGTGCTCACTGGAACTGCTGCTACTCTAACAGCAAGCACACATTCAACGGCCGGCACGGGCGGCGGCGCTTACCCGCCGAGGTATGGCAAGAAGCCAAGGCATACGCCGGGCATTGTCCGCAACCTGTCGGACCTCGATCCGAAGGCTGTTGCCGAAGAAGTCATTGGCGTCGAGCCGATTGCCGATGTCGAGACTAACGAGCAATCGAACGTAAGCGAAGCGCTTACAGACGCCATGTCGGCGCTTGACGCGCAAATACACGCGCGGCTCATCGAACAAGCGAAGGAAGCGCGGCGGTTGCTCGAACTGCAAATGCTCGAAGATGACGATGAGACGTTTTTGCTTATTTAGAGGCCCGCATTGGCAAATCTAGTTGACCGCTGCAAGTTCCGGGCGGCGTCCGGCGGCGTCGGGACGTTTACGGTTTCGTCGGCGGCCGCGGGCTATATGACGCCGGCATCAGCTAACGCGGTCGATGGCGCGCTCTATTCGTATGCGGCGCAATTAACCGACGCTTCGGGTAATATCAGCGCGTGGGAGGTCGGCACCGGCACTTATACGGCGTCCGGGGCAACTCTGACCCGGTCAGTGCAGTTCTCCTCCAATAGCAATGCGACGGTCAGCTTCGCGTCCGCGCCGCTGGTGACGTTGACGCCCCTTGCCGCGGACTTCGAGGCTCCTCCTGGGTCGGTCAACGTTAGGCAATACGGGGCTGTGGGTGATGGCGTAACCGACGACCTGGCAGCAATCAATGCCGCTCTTGCATCGATACCCAATGGCGGCACGGTGTTTTTCCCGGATACAGGCGGCAACCCAACGGTTTACGGGATTAGCGATACGATCGTAATGGAGAGTTCGCAGCGACTTCAGGGCGTCAACAAGCGCCTGACCAAGATCAAGGCCCTGAGCAGTTTCCCAATAAATACCGCGATGGTTCAGTGGGGCACCAGCGGTCCCGTGTTCGACACCGCGCTCTATGATATGTGGCTGGACGCCAATCTGATTGCTGGCTCGCTGTGCCTATATTCCAACCAGGCAAATGAGGGCTGCGGGCTTTTCCGTTGCATTGTTGAAAATTCACTTGACACGGCAGTGTTTTGGGACAGCGGGTGTGAACACTTTGGTAACTTTGATATCGAAATCATTCTGACCAACGCCGATTCGAACTACGGCATTAAGATCGGGAACGGTACCGATAACGTCGGGCCTATAAACATCAACCGTATTACTATTGGCGGGCGTGGCATTGGCAACACAACGGCAGGCATCTATGTGCGCGATGCGCCGCTCAGCTCGTTTGTGTTTAGCGATGTTCACCTTGAGAGCATGACGGATGGCATCCTAGTCGAAGGTGATAATCCGCAGGGCATCTGCGCTTATGTTGACAGCGAGGTAGTTGCCAACACCGTTCATCTTACCGGGGCATCGGATGTTGTTCTGCTGAACACCGCCAATTTTTTTGGCACGAACAACATCCTTGTGGATGACAGTACGAGCCTGACGATCCCCAACACCTTGACCCCGCTTTTGATTTGGTCGCGGGACCCGGTTTATAGTAATTTTACTGCGCTCACCACGCTTACTGCCGGCGTCTCGCCGTTCTATACCGTGCTGTCAACCGACACTGTGATCGCTCACGATCCTTCGCCTGCGTCGTGGCAAGCGGTGTCCCTGCCTGACCCTAGCCTCAATGTGGGGCGCGAATTAGAGTTCATATCAGTGCTTGGGCTGCAGCGTATCGTTAGCATTCTTGATGATGTGCGGACAATCACCGGCGCCACTCCCTCCGTCACCGGCGTAATAATTTCAGAGAAGCAGGCCGCTGGAAGTTGGGCCGTGCTGAAGAGCGACGGAACTTACTGGCGAATAATTGAGCAATCCGAGATGGTCAGCGATTGCACGCGCGTTGTATCAACGCCGTACACCGTTGATGAGTACGACACTACGCTCCTATGCGAAGCCGGCACTGCAACAAGTGTGGTCCTGCCGAGCGCTTCCCTGTGGGTTGGGCGTGAACTCCAATTCGTGAATTATCAAAATAACACCGTGGTTAGTTCCACAGCAAACGTTACTGATCTGACGGCATCCAGCACAAGCGCTATCCTGGCCGGGACTGCGGGCAAGTGGGCAATCTTGAAATCTCGCGACGACAGTTGGCAGGTGATAGCGGGGAACTAGCTTATGCTAGGTGATTTCCCGCTCGGCACCGAGCCGCTTGGGGCACTGTCGTCGGACGCTGATGCCATTCGGCCGGTCACTGTAGTCGGCGGTGCCTATCCGCCGCGGTTCGGGAAGCAAAGGCGTCGGCGCTCGCCGGGCCTATTCGGGCGGCTGTCCGATTTCGATGAGCTGCCGCCCGAGCCTGAGCCGGAAGCCGAGCCGCACGAGCAACCGATCGAAACGGCTCTCGAAAGAGCCTTGCTCGCACGCGACATCGCAATGCGTAAAGTCATGGAGCAGCGGCGGCAAGCTGCTGATCCCTGGCTCCAGACGATACACTCGGCACGTCAAGAAGCAAAAGTGCGCGCCGCCTCGGCCTTGATGCAGGCTGAGCAATGGAGATTGAGGAGAAATTGAAATGCCATCGAACAGCACTGCGCTGCCTTGGAAAAATACCTCTATGCCGTGGAATGCGACACCCACCGCAGGCAACCTGCCCGTTGCTTATGCGGACGGCGAGCCATGGAACGATCCGCGGTTGCCTTGGAAAGCCTAAATGCGCACGCGCTACGTCATGCGGGACGGCCGACTGGTCGAGCGGCCTCAAACATCGCCCATTGGCTACCAGGCTATGAGCGACATCGCGCCGTTCCGCACACAGGATGGCGTCGAAATCACATCGCGTAGCGGCCTGCGCGAGTACGAGCGCCGCCGCGGTGTGCGCCAGGTCGGCAACGACTGGAGCGGGCCAGCAAAGCCACCGTTTTGGGATCGTCTGCAAGAGGCGAATAGGGCCGGCGTTCCCTTCGAGGACTATAAGAGGCGCTAGGTTCCGACATTAGCCGACTTGGCCGCCGACGCCAAAACAGACCGAAAATTGGAGGGATGGATGCCATCGGTTTCTCCTAAGCAGCACCGCTTCATGGAAGCGGTGGCACACAACCCACAATTCGCCAGGGAAGCTGGCGTTCCACAGAGCGTAGGCCAGGAATTTGCCAAGGCGGACGAGGCCAAAGCCTCGGCGCCGCCCTCGCCCCATGCTCTCCGTCTCGCTCACGCATTGAGGAATCATGTCGGAAGAAATCCAGGCGGCTACTGAGACCGCCGAGCCCGTTACATTAGACAGCATCATTGGCGCCGCGCTCAGCAAGCACGACGCTGACTTTGAGGATACGCCCAAGCCCGAGGCGCCGCCCGACAAGGAAGCGGCGCCGGCAAAGGCGCAGACTGACGAACGGCCCCGAGATGATCGGGGCCGTTTTGCTTCCGGCGAGCCAAAGCCTCCCCAGACCGGGACCGCTGCGGCTGCGCCACAAGCTGCCGCGGCCGCGGCCCCCGATCCGGCTGCAAAGCCCATCGAGGCGCCACGGAACTACACGGCAGAACAGAAGGCCCAGTTCGCCAAGCTTCCGCGTGACGCTCAGGACTTTTTGAGCCGATCCGAGGCGGCGCGCGAAGCCGAGTATTCCCGCAGATCGAACGAGATTGCCGAGTATCGGCGAACCGCGGACCCGCTCGTCAAAGCGGTCGAGCCCTTTAGCGATTACCTGACGCAGATTGCGCCATCAATCGGCCAGACACCGGCCGGGATGATCAACGCAATCCTGCAGACGGAACACGCTTTAAGGACCGGCCAGCCGCACCAGCGCTATGCCGCCTTCGCCCAGCTCGCCCAGCAATACGGCGTTGATCTGCGAGCCTTCGCGAACGGGCAGATGCCCGCTCAACCGCAACCCGCTCAGGTTCAATACAATCCAGAGCTACAGCGCATCCAGGCCGAGCTAGAGGAACAGCGGCAATGGCGCGCTCAGGTGCAAGAGCAAGCTGAACTTCACCATTCTCACCAGCAACTTGCTGACTTCGCCGCTGCAAAAGACGACGCCGGCCAGCCCAAATACCCGCATCTCGATCGGGTCCGGGCCGCCATGGCAAGTTATCTGCAGGCCGGCCAAGCGGACACGCTGGAGCAAGCCTATGACCTCGCCGTCGCTCCGTTCAAGGAGTTGATGGAGCAGGAAATGGCGACCCGCCAGAAGGCGGCTGAGGATGAAAGGAAAGCCGCTCTCGAAAAGGCCAAGAAGGCCGCACCTGTGCGCTCGTCAACCGGCTCGATTCCCGCCAGCAGAGCAGACCCGAAGTCGCTGGATGACCACCTTAACGCTGCAATGGATAAGTATTTCTGACCTGAGCTATTGGAGAAAGGAACGCCTTAAATGGCTCTCCCCAATAGTTCGTTCTCCGACATCATCACCACGACCCTGCAGGGGTATAGTGGCACGTTGGCGGACAACATCACCAACCACAACGCCCTTTTTCGGCAGATCAACAAGAAGGGCAACAAGACGCCGGCCACCGGCCGGTCCATCGTGCAAGAGATCGAGTACGCGCAGAACTCGACCGTGATGTACTATTCCGGCGCGCAGACGTTGGACATCTCGCCGACCGACACCTACACGGCGGCCGAGTTCGTCTATAAGCAGCTCGCTGGCTCGGTGGTCATCACCGGCCTGGAGCAGATCCAGAACTCCGGCAAAGAGGCGGTGCATAACCTCCTCAAGAGCCGGATGCGCACGCTCGAAAAGTCGCTGCAGAACACCCTTGCCACTTCGCTCTATGCGGACGGCACGGGCTCGGGCGGCCTCGACCTCGGTGGCTTGCAGGCACTCGTTGCCGACACCAACACCAACACCATCGGCGGCATCTCTGCCAGCTCGCAGACGTGGTGGCAGAACTACGTGTATGACTTCTCCAGCGTGGTGTCGGCGTCCGCGACCTCGACCAACATCCAGCATGGCATGAACACCACCTGGATCAACGTCATCCGCGGCAGCGACAAGCCGGACATCGTGACGGCCGACTCGTTCATGTATATCGCCTATCTGGAGTCGCTGACTCCTAATCAGCGGTTCATGGACGACAAGGGCGCCGGCGTCGGCTTCACCAACCTTGTGTACCACGGCGACGTGCCGGTCATCTACGACGACCAGTGCCCGTCGCATCATATGTACTTCCTCAATACGGACTATCTGTTTGTCCGTCCGGCGAAGGGGCGTGAGTTTGTTCCCCTCGGGGAAAAGAGTTCGGTCAATCAGGACGCGCTTGTCATGCCGGTTGTGTGGGCGGGCAATATGACCGTCAGCAACCGCAAGCGACAGGGCGTGATGATCGAGTGACCGGATAACTCACCCGAACATTCACAGGAGAACAAACAAATGGCTAACACTTGGTTTTGTACCAGTGACAAGATCGGCGTTGATCTTGGCCACGTGGACAGTACGGCGCACTTCGCGCTGAACGAGACCGTCAAGGGCAACAACAACAGCGAATGGATGTATGTCTATTCATCGGCTGCGGTTGGCGTTGGGGCGGTCGTCGGGGTCCGGGCTTCCGGCACTGCGACCAATCTCGACGTAACCATTGCCCGCCTCGGCACGGCGATCGGCATTGCCCAGGTAGCGTTTTCAGCCTCCAATTACGGCTGGGTCGCTACTAAGGGGCGTGGTCTGACTGTTCAGACCACGGGCGCGACCGCGGTCGGCGTGCGTCTGTATACGAGCGGCACGGCCGGCAAGTTGACCGGCACGGCGGCCTCGACGCAGGCGCAGATCGGCGACATGCGCTTGATCACCACAGCTTCGGGCACCTCGGCATCGACTGCCGTTGGTGTTGCCACCGGGCTGTGGGTGGTTGACGCAGCGTTCACCGTCTAAGTGGGGTGACAGGGGCTGGAGGGAGCGTCGCAAGGCGCTCCCTCTTTCATTCTCAAGGGGGTTGCTATGGCCCGCTCTGGATATGGCCCGGCCGCTGGTCCGTCCGGATCACACGCATCTACGTCCTCGACGCGTCTCGGCCCGTGCGGCCCATATCCCGTTGCGACCATCAAAACGGTACTCGGCCCCCGGGGCCCGGTTTCTTACCCGGTGGGCGTCGGCTCGCCCAATTCATCGCCGCCATCCGCGCCGGTGAGCTATGGCGTTTTGTCGCCGATCCCGCCTGCCACGACGAGCAAAGGCCGCTAGCCAGCTAATGCGAAACGTTACCATCTGGGTTGGCTTCGATCCTCGCGAGGCCGCGGCTTTCGCCGTCTGCCGTGAGTCGCTGAGGCGAAGGCTTACGCTACCGTATCCCATTCGTGGCCTGGTGCTGCATTCCTTGCGTGCGCAAGGGCTGTATTGGCGGCCGACAGAACAACGGCTAGGGCGGCTGTTCGATGTCATCTCCCAAGCTCCGATGGCCACCGAGTTCGCCATCTCCCGTTTTCTCGTCCCCTATCTCACGGCGGGAAGTGGCTATGCTGTATTTATGGATTGCGATTTTTTTGCTCGCGGCAATCTCGTTCGGCTTTTCAGTGAGATCGTTTCTACCGGAGAAAAAAAGGCTGTGTGGTGCGTACAGCATGAGCATCGCCCCAACACCGACACCAAAATGGACGGCCAACTGCAGACCGTTTATTCCCGCAAGAATTGGTCATCTCTGATGGTGTTCGACCTCGACCATCCGGCGAACAAGCGATTGACGCTAGAGCTGGTCAATTCCGCTCGCGGCCTGGACTTGCACCAATTCTGCTGGCTCGGGGACGACGAGGTCGGGAGACTGCACCCGAAATGGAATTTCCTCATCGGGCATACCGAGATCGCCGACGAGCCGAAGTTGGTTCACTATACCGATGGCGGCCCGTGGTTCACCGGCTTTGAGAACGTGCCCTATGCCGACGAATGGCGTAGCGAACTCGCGCGGTGGGCCTCATGCCCCTAACGTTCCCGACCCTAGAGGAAAGCCATAAAAAGCCCATCGGATGGTTTCCTATTAATAAAGAAAATCCGTCTAAGCTAACAGCGCACAAATTTGTAGATGGGGAGTGGATTGCCCTTTCGTGCGTTAAGTTTGTCGCATGGCCAGAGGCGTTTCCATGCCCTTAATGACGCGCGAGTACAATGAGCTGCAACGCCGCTTGCACGCGCAGGGCAATTACGGACTCAGTTCAGGCTACCCGCAATGCGCGGGCATTGTTGCCGCCATGGCCGCGCCGGGCGCCTCGGTGCTGGATTACGGGTCCGGGGCCAACAGTAGGCTAAAGGATTTCATGCCCGGCTTTGACGTGCGGGAATATGATCCCTGCGTTGAAGGTAAGGACGGGCCGCCCGAACCGGCCGATTATGTCGTGTGCGCAGACGTACTAGAGCATATCGAGCCGGAATGCTTAGACGACGTTATCGGCCATTTGCGCTCGCTCACCAGAAATCGGTTGATCGCCATCGTCAATATGGGGCCGGCGAACAAAACGCTAGAGGACGGTCGCAACGCCCATCTCATCCAGGAAGGCACCGAGTTCTGGAAGGAAAAACTGCATAATGCGTTCCGCATCGAGCGCATCGAGGAACAAGCGCACGAAGGACGCCAGCTAGGGAAAGATAAAGACCTGCTGCTCGTGCTCGAACCGATCGCGTTGATGACCCAGTTAAAGGCTGTCGGTGTCTTATCGGACGAGGAGCGCAACGCCCACACCGCCGCCAATATCGGCCGGACGTGGAATCGGCTGCCACAGGCGCCGATAGACTGGCGTACTGGGCGCGTATCAATGGACGCGCCAGCATTTATTCGCCGGCATGAGCTGCGGCCTGATACTGTCGCGATTGTGTGCTGCTACGGCCCGTCTATCAAAGAATCAATCAAGGTATTGCCCGAACAGATCGAGGCGAATCCACATCACAAAGTAATTTCCGTCAGCGGCACGCATGATTTCTTGCTCAAACACGACATCACGCCTGATTGGCACGTCGAATGTGACCCGCGCCTGCATAAGTCGAAGATGGTCAAGCGTATTTCCGACAAGACGCATTACTTTATGGCATCGTGTTGTCATCCGAAGTACGTCGAGCGCATCGACCCGGATAACCTCGTCTTGTGGCATCTCTTCAACGGAGAAGAAAGCTATAAAATCCGCAATATGCCCTCGGAGAAGGATCAGGCGCTTATGCCCGGCGGGGGCAGCGTCGGCCTGCGCACCTTTGTCATGCTCTATTTCCTCGGGTTTAGACGCTTCATCGTCCATGGGTTTGACTGCTCCTATGGCCCGCAGGGCGAAACTCATGCCGGCAGGCATGCCGGCAAGAAGCTCAAGACGACGCGAGTACGAATTGAAGGCGACGACGAATGGTTTGAAACCGCGCCGGTCATGATAACCTATGCGCAACACATGGTGCGCGACATTCAGCAAGGCCGCTATCCCGGCTGCGTGTTCCACTTCATGGGCGACGGCCTGTTTCAGAAGATGGTGCGCAAGGAATATATTGAGAAAGAAAAGACGGCGCCGCCTGAGGGCTTTGGCACTGACTACTTCTCGATGCGGCAGGAATGCGCGCGGCCCGAAGAAACATGGTCGAGCGGACCAAAACAGGAGACAGCCGCATGATGGAGGAATTTACACTGCCCGAGGTGCAGAGATTTCCACAAAATGCTAAGTTTTATGCCGAGAGTGGCAAGGACATGGTGGAGATTTCGTCCGTTGGTTCCCCGGATACCATTAAAAAGCGCGTCACACCTGAAATAATGTCCAAATTTCACAGGGAGTGGGCTGCTTATTGTGATGGCAAGCCGCCGCAGAAACGTCCCGGTATTTCATTAACTGAACTCGTGCCGCCAGAACGGGCAGAAGATTTTCTACGCGGCAACGTCCATAACGTCGAGGAAGTGGCTGCATTGAACGACATGCAGTGTCAAGCGTTCGGGCATGGCACGGCGACTCTTCGCAAAGAAGCTAGGGCATTGGTAGAGAAGCGGCGAATGGAAGAGCGAATTAAGGCCGCCAATCACGTTTCCAAGATGATGGAAACTGTGCGGACGCCGGAAGCTGCCGCAGCGGACGAAAAGATTGCCGCTCTGGAAGGCGCGATTGCCGAGCAGGGCAAGCGCATGGATCAGCTCGTGGAAGCGGTAACGGCGTTGGTTAACCGAGCGGCGGAGCCGCCGGTCAAACGCGGCCCTGGCCGCCCACGCAAAAAGGCTAATGGCAATGGCGCTATCGAGCCTGCTTGAAGTCGTCACGCAAGCCTGTGATGAAATGGGCTTGCAGCGTCCCGGTGCGGCCGGGGTTATCGGTTCGTCGCTCCCGCAGGATCGGCAAATGCTGGCGCTATTGCAGGCGGCCGGCCGGGAATTGCGCGATAGCCATCAATGGTCAGCGCTGATCGCCACAGCCTCGATAACCACGGCCACGGCTTCGTCCACCTATTCGCTGCCGAGCGACTTTAACCGATTGGTTGAAGATACCGGCTGGAACCGGACCAACCACTTCCCGATGCTTGGTGGTATCTCGCCGCAACGGCATCAGTTCTGGCTCTCGTCCTCAGTGATCGCGCCGGCAACGCGGAAAGAGTATTTTGTCAGTGTCAGTTCTACGTCGACCGGCGGCTCTACGATTTCGCTGCATCCTGAGCCGACAGCGGCCGAGACGTTGGTGTTTTTCTACATCAGCAAAAACTGGGTATGGTCGAGCGGTACATCAACGGCGGCCAGCCAGTTCGCGGCGGACGCCGATACGACCATCTTCAAGCCGCTGCTGCTGGTCAAAGAGCTAAAATGGCGGTTTCGTTCGGCTAAGGGCTTGGCAAGCACCGACCTTATCGCCGAGCGCAACGCGCTTTATGACAAATACGTCGCGGCCGACTTGGCAACGCCGACAATTGATATGGCTGGCCCGGTCGGGCCTGCACCTTACGATTGGGTCAACATTCCAGATGGGAACTGGAGCCTGATCTAGTGGCGAAGTCGAAGAAGCCGACTGCACCAGGGCAGCAGCGTTCGGCCACGACTACGCTACCGGCACCCTACGGCGGCTGGAATGCGCGCGATGCGCTGACCGCCATGCCGCCGACTGACGCGATTACGTTGGAAAATTTCATTCCGACGACGACGACCGTTACGACTCGCATGGGCTATTCGACCTTCGCGACCGGCGTGGGGACCCGGTGCGATAGCCTGATGCAATACAGCTCGCCGTCAGCCAATAAGCTGTTTGCTGCCTCGTCCGGCGGCAAGATTATGGAGCTGGTGTCCACGTCCACGGCGACGAATACGGCAACCGACACGTATTCCAACGGCAAGTTCCAACACACGATGATAGGGAGTGGGGCGGGAAATTTCCTCGTGATATGCAACGGCGCTGACGTGCCGCACTTCTACGACGGCGCGACATGGGCGACGGCTTCAGTAACGGGATGCACGGCGGGAAGCAGCACTTTCGTCAACGTCACAACGCATATTCAGCGGCTTTGGTTCACCCAATTAAACACGCTGGATATGTGGTATCTGCCGGTATCCTCGGTTCAGGGTGCGGCGGCGCGCATTCAGCTCGCGCCATTCTGCCGTCGCGGCGGCTATCTTGTCGGCGTGACGAGTTGGACGCGCGACGGCGGCGCCGGCATGGACGACATCCTTGTGGCGCTCACCAGCCAAGGCGAGGCAATCCTATGGCAGGGAACCGACCCGACCTCGAACACGCTGTTTCAGATGGTTGGGGTATTCAATATCCCGATACCTATAGGGCGTCGGTGCTTCACGCAGATTGGGGCGGATGTCGCGCTGATCACATCGGGAGGGGTGGTTCCGCTATCCGACATTCTGCCACTATCGCCTGGCGGCGATGGGAAGGTAGCGGCGACAGCGAAGATCATCGGGGCCTTCCAGAGCGCCTATAAGGCCGGATCGGCATTTTTCGGCTGGCAGGCAATCGAGAATGCCCGCGAGCAGTTGCTCGTCATCAACGTGCCGCAGGTCGAAAATACGACCATCCACCAATTCTGCATGAACACGCTCACCGGAGCGTGGTGCCGGTTTACGAACCTGAACGCCCAATGTTGGGCGACATTCGGAGATCAGCTCTATTTCGGTGGCGTGGACGGCAAGGTCTATCTCTACGGCACATCGAAAACCGATAACGGCACGGCGATTTCGGCCAAGTCTGCATCTGCGTTTACCACGGGCGGCTCGGCCTCGATCAAGCAATTCCTGATGGCGCGGCCTGTGGTGACGGCGCCGCAAGGGCTTATTCCCGGCGTCGGTGTCCATATCGACTATGACACGTCGGACATCGTGGTCGTCAGCGAACCTTATACGGTCACAGGTAGCCCATGGAACACGTCACCTTGGAACACATCGCCGTGGACAACGGGAACGCCGGTGCTCACAGCGCAATGGCAGACGATCAACGGGACGGGCGTGGCAGTGTCACTGGAAACGCAAGTGACGACATCGGACACGGTAGAACTGAACAGCACGGACGTAATGTACGAGATCGGCGGCAATCTCTGAAACTGGCCAGGACGTGGCCGGACGGCCCTTTGGTACTCGGACGCGATAAGGAAATCGCGCGTTTCGTTGCCGAGCGGACAAATACGCCGGACTTCGGAGCATGTGCGGCCATTGGCGTCATTCGTCGCGGCAAGTTAGCTGGCGGCGTGGTGTTCCACGAGTTTCGACCGCAATACAAGTCCGTCATGGCGAGTTTTGCCGCTGACGATCCGATGTGGCTGTCGCCTTCGGTGCTCTGCTCGCTGTTTACCTATCCGTTTCTGCAACTCGGTTGCATGAGGATCGGCACCATGGCGGCTCGGCGCAACAAGCGCTCGCGCAAGGTAACCGTGGGATTAGGCTTCCGCATGGAAGGCTGTGTTCGTCGTGGTTTCGGCAATGACGACGGTATTCTCTATGGAATGCTGCGGCGCGAATGCCGTTGGCTGGAGACTTAGATGAGCAAAGGCCCTTCCTCGCCGCCGCCGCAGCCCAATCCGACGCAAGTGGCGGGGCAACAGTCTCAAAGCAATCTCAGCACCGCTATCGCAAACGCCACCATCGGCAACGCGAATACCGTTGGCCCGAACGGAAGTACTACATTCAGCCAAACCGGCACGACCAGCTATACTGACCCGGCGACCGGCCTCACCTATCAGCTCCCGCAGTACACCTCTACGCAGACGATCAACCCGGACCTCCAGGCCGCGCTATCGAGTTTGCAAGGCGGCGCTGCGCAACTGGCCGGCACGGTCGATACTTCGGCATTTAATGCGCCTCAGGACGCGAGTTCCTATACCGCAGCGATCATGTCGCGGGCGCAGCCGGCGCTCGATCTGGCGCAGAAGCAACTCGACACGCAATTGCAAAGCCAAGGCTACGTGCCGGGGACGGACGCCTACAATCAGGCCATGAAAATCTACGGCCAGCAGTACAATGACGAAGTGAACCAGGCATTGCTCGCCGGGCAGCAATATCAGGGCCAGGAGCTCCAGCAGCAGATTGCGGCGCGCATGGCGCCTATCCAGCAGATTGCGGCGATGGAGGGCGCAGTCCCGGTGCCGGGGGCCACGCCGTATAACGCGCCCACCGTGCAGCCGACGCCTGTGGGCGACTACTACATGACGAACCAGCAAGTGGCCGAGCAGGCATACCAAGCGCAATTACAGGCTGCGGCGACCCAGAATGCCGGCCTGTACGGCGGGATCGGTAGCGTGCTCGGGGCCGGCCTCTACGGCCTAGCGAAGCGGTAGCGCCGATGGCACAAGACCTCGTTGACCTTCTCCCGAACTCGCGGCGAGTAATGGCGGCGGCGCTGCTCAAGCACGCCGGCCAACCCACCACGTCGCTGCCGGGTGCCATCCTCAATGGATTGGCGGCCGGAATCGGCGGCTATTTCGAGGGCGCGGACGAGCGGCAGGCCGCGACCACGGCGGCCGATGCCGCCCGCATGATGACGCCTGCGCCCGCAGGAGGACCGCCAGTAAGCCCGGCGCCTTCTGCGCCACCGCCCATGGCCTCTAATCCAGAGCTCACCCCTGAGCTTCTCCAGGCACATGCAGCGGCATTCCCACCGAACGGGGTGCCGCCGCCCACACCATCATTCGATGCGGCTGCGAGCCAGGGTGCGCCGGGAAAGGGCGATAAACTTCCGGTAGCCGGAGCACCGTCATTCGCTGACCGTCTCGCTGTGCCGCCGGCGCCAAAGGCTACCGCCTATGCTCCCGAGGACGATCAATCGGCATCCTCGATCGGCCGCATGATCGCCGAGGCAGCGCAGCGCTATAATGTGCCGGTAGCCGAACTCATGGCGATTAAGCGCAATGAGACGGGCGCGGGTAACGGCATTGGGGCCGTAAGCAAGGCGGGCGCGATCGGCCCGATGCAGCTCATGCCGGCGACCGCGCGGGAACTTGGTGTTGATCCCAACGATACCGCTCAGAACATCGACGGGGGTGCCCGCTACTACGCCCAGCAGCGCGAGAAGTTCAGCAATCCGACGCTGGCGGCCGCGGCTTACAATGCCGGCCCGGGCCGGGTAGCTTCTGGTGGTCCGCTCCCAGCCGAAACCACAAACTACATGCGCAAGTTCGATGCGCAGCTCCAGCCGGGAACGGCGATGGCATTCAACGGCGCGCCACAGCCGCAGGCCGGTTTCCCTGCACAGCCGCCCGCGCCGGCGACCGCCGACGCCTTTAATCCCCAGACCTATGCGCCGTCACAGCCGCCTGTGCGGCCGTTGACGCCGGCCGACCGCCCGCAGTTGGCTCCCGTCAATCAACCGCAGGCACCGCAGTCGGCCACCGGCCAGGTCGGGGGCTATACCCCGCAAGTCCTGCAACAACTCGATGATTGGGCCAAGAACGGCAATCCCGCACAACGGGCAACGGCCGCTAAACTCTTGGAGCAATACAGCAGCCAACGTGCAAACCCGCAATGGCAGCTTAAGCAATTCGGGACGGATATGCTCGGCCAGCCGAACTTGCTTTGGGTCAATGACGCAACCGGCGAGACGAAATCACTTGCCGAGCGCAACGGCGCCCCGCCCAACGCTCCCGGTATGGTCAGCAACGGCATGCTTGCGAAAGGCGTAACGCAACTCGATTCCGAGAAGCAGGGTACCGCTTATTTGGCGCAATTCAGCCCGGAAGTTCAGGCGGCGGTCCGAGCCTACATGCGCGGCGATGTCATGCCTACGGGCAACCCGCGTCAGCAGGGCATTGCGTCGCTCGCTAAGACTATCGCCCAGAAATACGGGCAGGATACCGGCCAAGAGGTCAATGACACGACCTATGCGAATAAGCGCAAAATGCAGAATGAGCTTGCCGGCTCTGAACCAAATACCCTTGGCGGCCTGCTCGACAACGGGCGCTCTGCGATCGGCCATTTAGCGCATCTCTCGCAAAATCTTGCCGACATTGGCAACTCTAGCGGCCCAAACGTGCGGGGTGGTGCGCACCTTGGCGAAATGGGCAATTATTTCGGCAATGTGCTTTTCCCCACTGCCGGAACAAAAAACAAGATCGGCGAAGCGCTCGAAACCGCCAAGAAATACGGCGAAGAATCGACCAAGTTCTATGTCGGCAGCGGGGGAACCGAAGGGGAGCGCGGTTCAGCGGGCTCAGCCGTTAACCCGAACTATAAGACCGGAGCCGAGCAAGCTGGCTACATGCAGGCTGAGCGCGATTTGATGGTCCGGCGCCTGCAGGAAAAAGAACGCCAGATCGCTCGCGACCTAGGGCCGGATATTCTCGCCCGTAAGCCCGTGTTTACGCCAGAGGTCAAAGCAGACATCGCCACTATCGACCGCAACATCGCCGCGCTCCGCGGTGGGGCAGAGGCGGCGCCCAATGCGCCATCGCAGCCTTCCGGTGAAATCCGTTACTTGAACGGCAAAGCCTATCGCCGCGGTCCTAACGGCGAAGCCATTCCGGTCCAATAACCATGCCGCTGATGTTCGATGATCTGCCGCAGCCGGAAGGCAATAAGCGGCTGATGTTCGATGATTTGCCGGCGCCCTCAGTCGGCCAGGACATCGCCAAGACTATCCCGTCTGCCGCGGTGCGGGGGGTGACATCGGGACTGGGGCTGTTCGGCGACTTGCAGGCAAAGCCGGAATTAGCTCCATCCGCACCGGGCACATTCACGTCCTACCTCGAAAAAGCCCGGAATTTCCTAGAGCCCCCGCAATTGCCAACTTCGGCCACATTGCGCGGGGCGGCCGAAAAGGTGACGGGGCCGCTATACGAGGCACAGACCACGCCGGGGCGCTATGCGGGCGCGGCGACGGAAAGCCTAACTAACCCAATTTCTTATCTCGGCCCTGGTAGCGTCCCGCTCAAACTCGCCACTGCGGCCACGTCCGGCCTAACTGGGCAGGCTGGCGAGGACGTTGCGGGCAAGCCGGGGGCTATTGTAGGCTCAGTGCTCGGCGGCGCGGGAGCCAATCGGGTTCTCGGGCCAAGGGCAATCGAGGCGGCAACCCCGAAGGCTGCGGAACTCAAGGCCGCAGCTCAGCAGGGGACTGAAAGCCAGTTCGGCGGTTATCAAGGGGCGCTGACGTCGGGCCTTGAACTCGACCCGACCAAAGTCGCTCCGGTGGCGTATGGCATCGAACAGAGACTCAACGCCAAGGGTTTCACAGGTGGACCTAACGGAACCGCCAAGGGAACCCTTGGAGATATTCAGTCCCTCCAGCAGCCTCCCGCAAATTCGACCATCACCGCCGCGAACCTTGACACTCTTAGGACAACTCTGGGCCGCCGAGCTTCAGAGACGACAACAAACGCCGCAGGCGTCACCCGACCCACCCAAGACGCGCTCGCTGCCCGTGACGCTCTTAATGACCTTCGCAGCTATACCGAGAACATTCCTGCGTCTCATATTGTGGCTGGCGACGCCCGCGCCTATTCAAATGCGATCAACGAGGCAAACGCCAACTACGCCGCCGCCATGCGAACCAAGTCGGCCGAGGATCGGATATTCCGGGCCACGAGGAATTACGAAAGTCGGCCCAACGTCACCTATGGATCGCAACTAAAAAATCAGTTCCGCGGCCAGGTAAATTATCCCGAGCGCACGCCTGGATTTACGCAAGCGGAGCGTGAACAGCTTTACAAAGTAAATGCTGCGGGCGGCAAGGTTGTCGATCTTCTCGGTAGCCGCAGCATTCCAGCAATGACGGTTCACGGGCTAGCCGGGCTCGGGACATTGGGGCTCAGCGTTCCGTTCTCAGTAGCGGCGAACTACGGTTCTCGTAAGCTTGGCTCCGCCCTCACATCAAGGCAAGCTGATAAGCTCGCCGAAATGTTAGCGCAGCGTTCTCCGTTGTATCAATCGCGCGAACTTGCCGCTGCGGCAACGCCCAATAACGCTGCTGCCGTCCGCAATGCTGCGCTAATCCGTTCGCTTCTCACCGCGCGCTGACATCAACTCAAAGAGGCAGACCTGATGGCCGGGTTTAACGGATCGGGCACGTATGTCCGTAGCTACAACTGGGTAACGGACGCCGGCAACAACATAGACATCACGGCATCGCGCGTCGATACCGAGGATGACGGCTTTGCGACTGGCCTCTCCAACGTCATCTGCAAGGACGGGCAGACCACGACCACGGTGCGCATTCCGTTTGCAGTCGGCATCGGCATGTCGGACGGCTCGGCGGGAACGCCGGCAATCAATTTCACGGCCGACACCGATACTGGCATTCATCGTATCGGCACAAACGAAATTGGGATTGATTGCGGTGGTGCCACGATCATTGATGTCGGCACAGCCACAACGGCCATTGCTGGCACAGTCGTACTCCATGACGCGACGGCAAGCTCGCTAGCCCTGACAACGCCTCTGGCGCTGGCCTATGGGGGCACAGGCGACACCGGAAGCGCATGGGCGACATATACAGCGACCTGCACCGCATCGACTGGTACCATCACCACCGCCACGACGACGGCGAAACAGAAAAGCATCGGCAAAACGCAGTTCTTCCAGCTCTCCTGCGTCATCTCCAACAGAGGCAGCGGTGCCGCCGACCTCATTATCGACTTGCCGGCAACGGCGAACACGACTGCTGTTGTGAGTGCATGGTGCGTCGGGACTAAGTTTGCCGTTATAGGCGTCATTACCGCCAATTCCGCACAGGTGAAATTTCTCAACGTCAGCGGGACAACCGTTCTCACGGTGAACGATACTTTTATCGCGTCTGGCGTGTTTGAGAAGCAATAATGACGCAGGTGCCAATCTCGTCCATTGAGAAAGCCGGACGCTTCAAATCAATCGACGATAACTTTACCGAGCTTTACAGCGGCGTTGCCGCAGCAAGTGCCTCGGCAGCGGCGGCGGGAGCCGTCGTTGACGCCATTACCGCAGCCTGGACGGCCTATACCGCTACGGCCACATCGGCCTCGGGCTCGATAACGACCAAGACCACAACGGCGGCCTTCATCGCTATCGGCAAGATCATCCATTTTCGCACCTCGACCGTCGTCACCACTGCGGGCACTGGCTCGGGCGGCATGAAGGTTGATTTGCCGGCCACTGCCAATGCCGTGGGCGCTGCTATCGGATATGGGGCGGACATCGTGTTCGGGCAGATAGCAGCGGCAAGCAAGCAAATAACAATCTTCGAGCCCGCGTTCAGCACACCGATTCATTCCGGCACCACCGTCGTTATCAGCGGCACCTATGAAAAGCAGTGAGGAATGATGAAACGACTTGCACTGGCAGCAATCGCTCTCACCATCGCGGGGACTTCAGCTAATGCCCATGCTCGGTACCGTCATCATCATCGCCATTATGTTCGGCATTTTCACTCTGCTTTTCACAACGCCCTAAGCAGCGCTTGTCAGGTCGCCCGTTCGATGGGCGGCCCGTGTGGTTGCTTCGCGTCGGAGCTTTTGTTCGGGCATTCGGTGCGCAACCTTTGGCTGGCCAACAACTGGTTGAAGTTTCCGAGAACGCCGCCGGCTCCGGGCGTGGCGGCGGTTTGGCCGGGGCGGCATGTCGCCGTCGTCACCGCCGTTAATCATGACGGCACTGTCACCGTACACGATAGCTGGGCGACGCATCCGGTGCGTATGGCTGGCTTGGTATTCGTGCAGCCGAGATGATCCGCATTGCCTGGGCGGGGATAATTCTGGCCCTTTTCGCGTGTGCGGTTATCGGCAGCTTTCTTGACGGGGGGATAAATGAAGCGCGACGCTTTGCTGTTCATTGGCACCGTATTCGTGATCTGCGCCTTCTGCGTCTATGCCTGTTCGGCTCGAGCACATGACTACAGCCACCCTGAATTGAAAAGCTGGTTCATGGGGCTGCACAATCAGCAGGGCACTCCCTGTTGTGATGGCGATGATGCAGTGCATGTCGAAGATGCCGACTGGGATACGCAGTGCAAAGACAGTGTGTGCCGTTACCGAGTGCGATTGGAGGGCAAATGGTATGATGTACCCGACAATGCAGTGGTAACGTCTAAGAATCTGTCGGGGACCGCACTAGTCTGGCCCATTCGATACGGCGGGCTACCCGGTAGCGACACAACCTATGCCATCCGCTGCTTTATGCCGGGGAGTGGCACATGACGGGGAGCAACTAACGTGCCCACTCCGCGTGTGTCCGCTGCGGAGTTTGTCGAGGGATTTAACGCATTAGGGCCTGAAAAGCTTGCGGCTCATTTAGGGACAACAGCTCGCGCCGTATTTCGGCGCCGGCGGATTCTAGAAGCGAAAGGGCATATCCTTACGCCGCCACGCGACCGCGCCAAGGCTGTCGTGGCGAGCCGCCCGCAGCGCGCTGAGCTTAATGTTGCGGATGGCGTGGTGCTCGTTGCCAGCGATGCACACTATTGGCCTGGCGAGCCCAGCCTAATGCACCGAGCGCTAGTGGCGTTCTGTAAGCGGCTAAAGCCGAGGGCCGTCATATTCAACGGCGATGTGATTGACGCTCCGACGATCAGTCGCCACCCGCAAATAGGATGGGAAAAGCGCCCGCAGCTTGTTGACGAAATCGAGGCTGCAAAGGAACGGCTGCACGAAATCGAAATCGCCGCCTTCCGAGCAGAGAAAATCTGGAATCTGGGCAATCACGACCTCCGCTTTGAAACGAGGCTGGCCGCGGTTGCGCCTGAATACGCGAAGATCAACGGCGTCCACTTAAAGGACCATTTCCCGCTCTGGCGGCCGGCATGGGCCACGTGGATTAACGATCAAGTCGTCGTCAAACATCGTTTCAAGGGCGGCATCCACGCCACGCACAACAATACGCTCTGGTCCGGCAAGACTATGGTCACCGGCCACCTGCATAGCGCGAAGGTTACTCCATTCAGCGATTACAACGGCACGCGCTACGGGGTGGACGGCGGCTGCATAGCCGACACCGAGGCAAAGGCGTTCGTTGATTATACCGAGGACAATCCCAAAAATTGGCGCTCGGCGTTTTGCGTTCTCACGTTTAAAGGCGGGCTGCTTTTGCAGCCGGAACTTGTCGTCGGCTGGGATAGTGATTGCGTTCAGTTCCGTGGCGAGGTTATCGCGCCATGACAGACGACGAGGAAACATTGAACCATTGCATAGGCACAGGTGCCGCCTCCACGACTGATCGTAGGCGCCCGAGTAGAGACGAAAAAAGAGAAATCGCACATAAGCAGCCAATCGGGTTTGTGCATTTCGCGAAACCCGCGGCCCCTGGGAAACCTCGGCCGCGCATTCGCCCTAAGAGAAAATCATGAGCCGCGAGGCTGATATTGTCAGATTGCGTCGCAATCATCCGCATGGTCCCATCGAACTTTACATCAAGGACGGTAATGCGACGCATGTTTTTGTTCTGCGCGTCGGGCAGTTGGACAACATGCTGATCGACGGCGTGATGTTTCGTCTCGGTTCAAGCTCTGACAGCCCGTGGCGTGATATGTGGTCGCGCAAATTCGACTATCCCGAACTCTTGGGCAGAGATGACTAACATGAAACTCGCGCGCTATGCCTGCCACGGCCTGGGCGTGGTACAGCCAATTGACATTGTAGCGCTTGCGCTCGATCGCAAGACGCCGGATCAGCCAGCGTTTCACGTTGTCGGCGGTTTCAATCCCCCGGTTCATCAGCCCGGCATTGAGAGCATGATGGCGCTAGACCACGCTGCGGGTAAATCCTTCGTCTGGATCGGCCATAGCATGGGGGCGGCGCTCGGGTTTTATCTCGCGCAGAAATATCACGACTGGCATTTCCGACTGGTTATCACTGTCGATCCCATGAATTGGGCGAGCAACATCGACTGCGTGAATTGGCAATCAGCGCCGCCGCATCCTGGTTGGTGGAAGGCTCAGGGCAACTTTGATCGGTGGATCAACATCCACACCAATATGCCGCCCGGTGCGGGCATCATGGTCAATACCGCCGACAAGCGGTGCGAGCAGCATCACTTCCCATTGGCGACGCATATCGGCGTGATTGAGCTGCCGGAAGTGCGAGCGATCATTGATCCTGCAGTCGTGGCGGCAGTCTGATGCGCTACTCTGCAATGTGGCCGCGCTATTCGGCGTGGTGGGATCGTATGACGATCAATCCCAGCCGCCGCACTGAGTTTAATACCGAAGCCAAATTTGCATTTGACCATAAGGGCATTTACCAGTCGATCTCCGTACTGACCGGCGTGCCATGGGAGTTGATCGCCGTTCTGCATCGGCGCGAAAGCAGCGCCAATTTCAATACCTACCTCGGCAACGGGCAGCCGCTTATTCATCGCACGACTATCGTTCCGAAAGGGCGCGGGCCGTTCCTCGGCGCCCATGCCTTTATCGACGGCGCGGTGGACGCGCTGAAGCTCGACGGGCTGGCTGATGTCAAAGACTGGCGGCTCGAGAAAGAGCTGTATTGGTGCGAGGTCTTTAATGGTGGGGGGTATGCAGCGCGTGGCCTTCCATCGCCATACATCTGGGGCGGCACAAACGTCCAAAAGCCGGGGAAATATGTGCGGGACGGCGAATTTGCTCCCAGCATCATGGACATTCAGCCCGGATGCGCGCCGCTGCTCGCATCCATCGCGCAGATTGATCAGACCGTGAGCCTTAAGAGGGAAACATGACGCCGCGCAGGCGCTGGTATCTCATCTGGCTCGCATGGGTGCTCTGCATCGCCTTGTCATTCGCGCTTCTTGAAGCTGCGTCATGGCATGGCGGTACTACGTTGTCGCGTTCAGTGTGGGAGCTGAGCATTCATTTCCCGCTCATCATCTATCTGGCGGGGATGCTGTCGGGCGGATTGGCAGTGCACTTCTGGTGGCACTGGAGCCCGCCGGGTTCAATATCGGAGGGGTAAATGAACACGCAAGCGAACCTGAGTTTGCTTCGGCAGATACTAACGGTACTCGGCGGTTTGCTTGCCGGCTACGGCATCGGCAACCCGGATCAATGGGGACATGTCGTCAATGACGTTATGGTCATCATTCCGGCCGCCGTTAGCCTGGGGAGTATCGTCTGGTCGGTTTACGCCCACTACAAGCAAGTAAAAGTGCCCGAACATACAACGGTCGATTCAGCCGATGGCCCGTTGCCTGCGGGCGTCGCTGTGAAACTCGGAGCAGTGGAGGCTAAGTCATGAACGCTACCCCAGAACAAATCGCTGCGGCCAAGGTCGCACTGAAACATCTTGCGGAGAGTAAAATCGCCGCACTGCCATCCTTTGCCCAGTTCCAGGCACGCCAGGCGCTTAGCGACGCGCTGCTTGGCGAATTTGCTACTGTCGCGGTCAATGCCGCTCTGGCGGCTAAATAGGAGACTTCTACATGGCACTAGCACTTAGCGGCATCTTCTCGGACATCGGCAACCTTGCCGGCTCGGTCAGCGGCCAAGACATCGTGCAGAGCATTCTTGCGGGCGCCGCCGGCACCGTCGTTATCTCGGGCCTCAAGAGCCAGGGCGGCCAAGATGCGATTGATCCGCTGCACCTGTTCCACCATAACCCACCTACTGGCGGGCCGCCGGCAACCGGCGTCGTGCAGGGTAATGTGATCACCATGTCGAAGTTCATGGCGCTCACGCCGGACCAGCAGAAAATGTTCGTGGCGCTGAATTATACCGTTGTCCCTGGTTGATGGGAGCGCTCGTCGCTCTCGCCTTTCCGGCGATACCTCTAATCCATGGGCTGCTGGCGGGAACCATAGCCGTCAGCAGCCTTTCTTTTATGCAGATGGCGACACTGGCCGATGCCGGTGTGACCGCCGTTAAGATCGGCCGAAAGATCGTCATGATCGAGCACAACTTAAAACGGCATCGAACCTTCGGGCCAAGCGCGCCCGCGACGCTCTGTTTCCATGGCGCGCCATCGGCGCGGGCCGCCCGCTTCTGTTAATTAAGATGGACATCAACTCGTGGATACACTTTGGTATTTTCCTCGTGGCTATCGCGGGGGCGGCCGGGGCGGTGGTAAAATTTATCGGCAGCAAGGTTGATGAACGCTCCGACAAAATAGACTTTCAGTTCAGCAAGATTGATTTAAAATTTGACGAGGTACATCGACAAGTGAACGAGAAGTTCGGCCAAGTCACCATTCAGATCGACCGTCTCAAGGACCTTGGGAACGATCGGCATATTGCCAATATTGAGCGCCTAGCCAGGCTAGAAGGCCAGATTTCGGCACTCCCGCAAAAAGTAAACCCGCAGAATGGGGATAAGCGCGGCTAGGGGGCTGCTCCTATAGAGCGTGGATGATTAGCGCGAAGGCGCCGCCGAGACAGATGCCGATAACTAGCCCGGCTGCAAATCCCGCCACTTCTGGAAGTTGGAAGATTGAAAGCATCGGGGCTAGTCCCTCAATGCCGTCTTAGCAATCCAGGATGCCTCCTCCTGGCGACAGCCGGGGAGTTCATAAATCTCCCGGAGTGCCGCCCGCAGCTTGGCGTTCTCGGCCTCTAACCTCTCGACTTTTGCAAGCACCGCGTCGATCAGATCATCCTTGACCGTACGATCCACGGGGGTGCTCCTACTGCCGTCCTAGTGCCGACATTAGCGCGTCGATTTTTGTCTCAAGCCGATCCATTTGTTGCAAAACAAACCATTGCTCTGGCGTATAACGATTACCAGCCTCGTCCTCCAGAAAGAGCCGCCCCGGCCCAGGGCCGGCATACAGCATGATTTCTTCGACGACCGGAAGCGACATGGGGGCTAATCCTTCAGATGTTAGGGCCATGGAGTTTTGCGGGCCAGCGTTATTTCTTTGCGAAGTGTCTTTTTCTCCGCTTTCGTTTGCGGCACGACTTTGCGGCCCAGATTTTGCGGGGTTTTGTCGCGGCCCAAAATGTCCCGAACCACAGAGTTGATGGCCGCGAAAGCGTCGTCCTCCAACATCTGTCGCGCTACGCCGTAGAAAATCGCGGCCCACGAGCTAGTGGACGCCGCCATCACCGCATGACGAAGCTGGTCTATTTCAGATTCCATTCTTTCAAGTACCGGCCGCAAATCGTCATGGTATTCACGTGTCTCTCCCGGCGTTGCCTGCCCGGTTTTGATCCGAAGCCTCAGAAATGCTGCCCTTGAGCGCAATGCAAAGACTTGTTTGTTTGCAATTTGAAACGCATCCAAAACGCTATTGTAGTACTCCTCCGGCTTCTGCGCCCATTCAGGAATGTCGCGGATAATGCCTCTCGCAGATGGCCGGGTTGCAGCTGAGCCGACACGCTCAATATGATCGGTCTTTTCCTGCGTTGCCTTGTACATAAACGGGGCTACTCCGACAATGCGGCGCGACCAGCGTCGGTGATGCGCCATTTGATGGATGTGTGCGGCATAGCTATTGAGCCAAGCCCTCGTTTTGAACGCACCAACCCCCTGTTCTCAAGCGAGTTAAGTGTTCCCATGTGCATATCCGGATATGCACTTCGCTCCCCGTCGCGGAGGACGATTAGATGCTGGCGCTGCTTGCTCGATAGCTTCATGGGGGCTACCGTGACAGGTTAGCGAGCGCCGTTTCGGCTTCCTCGCGTGTGGCGTGAATGGAATGAGGCATCCAGCCAAGACAGCCGCAGGCGCCTTCGACCTGGAAGCGCCACGGCAGAGCGCAATCAAGCGCAAGTGGCTCTAGTTCTCTGATGCGGTACATCATGACGTGCCTAATTTCCACACCCTATATACACCCGCTCTTGACGCTGTGCAAGAGCTGTTTTATATCGTGTGAACAATGGTGGAATATAGAGGCGTCATTCAGCCACTGCCGAACCTGCCGGAACCGGAGCAGCGGGCGGCGCTAAAGGGATTCAAACTAGGGGAACTCTACGTCCTTGGCCGAGATTGCACGCAAGACGACATTATCGCTCAGCAGCGGGGCAACCGCGTCGTGGTCGCGCCCTGGGCGGCTGTGTTGGCGCGGCAGAAGGGCAAAAAGGATGCCCGGTTCTCTAGCTTGCTCGCCTTCGTGGTCGAACTGCACGCCAAGGGCGGCCACATTATCGAGGCGGCAACCGGCCTCAGATCGAACAAACCTGCGGACTGGCGCAAGATGCGAGAGGAAGCCGAGCGGATGCTCGGCCGGATTGCTCAGGGTGCGCGATCCGCGACCAATGCTCGTCGGGGCAGTATCGGCTACGAGCATACCGATCAGGACATCCAGGCTATGTTGCGAATCATGGATAGCAGGCGCTACCCGAATGACCGCACGCGCATGGACGCTATCAAGCGCATCGGTGTGCGGCCGGTCCCTAGACGGACATGGTTGCTCACTAAGTTGAAACTCATTGCTCGCGATCGCGGGCTGGCATAGCAGGAGCGGTAATGGGTCACCCGGCATACGAGGCGAGGCGTGAGGCGGAGCGACTGGAGGCGGAACAAGATGCTGCCATCGCCATCGCCGCCAAAGCTGCATGGGAGGCGTTTGCCGACCTGATGAC